CTCGGGAATCTCTGCCTGGGCTTGCCAGTTGGTCGGGTCATAGGGGGCGGAGTAGACGAGCATGTCGGGATCGCCGATGATCGCGCCGCCCCAGATACGTTCTGCGTACCGCTCAATCACACCGAATTTCTTCGGCGTTTCTACAGTGGTCAGTGTAAGATTGTCACCCCGCAGCATGAACATGCCGTCAATGGCGTTGCTCAGAAGGAGAACGTCCACCGGGGCCCCAGAGCCCTCGGGGTTGATTTCGTAGGTCACCCAGCTCCAGTCATTGCCCTGGAAGGCCGTGATACCCGCAGGCATCTCCAGAGCCGTCCAGGAGCCGCCATTTGCAACTCGGGCGTAGAGTTTACCGGCGGAGGACGCGACCAGCAGATCGCGCTGCTGGGGGTCTGCGTACCAGCGTCGGTGAAGCAGGGCGAGGGTTTCTATAGGGGCAGGCAGATCAGCGCCCTGCAGCAGCGCAGGCTCACCGAGGGGCTGAAGCGCCCCCGCCGGGGTCTCTGCATTGACCGCCTCGACGGCGAAGCGCGGGTCGGTGCCGTTGCCGTCACCGTACTGCATCAGCCCGTAGAAAGCCGGGTACACTGCTGTGGAGCTGTACGCGCCTACGCTGTTGTAGGTCGCCATCTGTCATCACCTCGGGATGTTGAAGAAATTCTGTGCGCCGCCCTTGCGGGTCTCGATCAGCCGGGCCTTGACAGCCTGGAAGCTGGCATGGAACTGCGCGCCGCGCTGCTGCTTCTGGGCAGGGCCGTTGCGGTACACCAGCCAGGTCGCCCAGTCGGCGATAGCCCGATGCGCCCAGGGCGGGAGGCAGGGTCTGTCCTCCTCCTCGTACAGGGGCTTCTTCAGGTGCTGGCCAGTCCAGGCTTCGTGGAGCAGATCATAGCCCTCGTTGATGTAGTCGTCCAGAACAGGCTCGAAGTCACATGCGTCCTCGAAGTCCTGATTCGCCTGGAACATGACCGACGCTTTGATCTCACAGAGCGTCATGGGGCATCACCTCACAGATGGGGGTACTTGTGCTTGAGCTGCAGGAAGGTGGGAACGGTGACCTCGACATGCTCGCCGCGCTTGACCAGGTCGGTCTTGCCGCCCACGGTCACATGCTCGTACTGATCGACCTTCGCGCCCTCAGAGGTTTCCAGGAGGGGCAGAAAAACGCGGACACGGGGTTCAGCGGGGGCCTTTTCCGGGACGGGAGTCACAGCGGTCAGACCGCGAGAGGTATTTTCAGACATAGTCAATCTCCTTTCTGTAAACCCGAGCAGGGGGCGTGGTGTACCCCCTGCTCGGTTGGGTTATCAGGCAGAAGCGCCGCTCTCGATGCGGATGATGAAGTCATCCTGCAGGATGGCAGTGCAGAAGCCCTTGACCTTCCAGGCGATAGTGCCGCGCTGGTTGTAGGGGTCGTCCGCACCGGCGCTGCCGGGGGGATGGATGATGACCTGCACGTTGCGGCCGTTGCCACCCAGCTCGACAGTGCCGAAGGCATCCTGGCCGTAAACGAGGGTGGAGAAAACGTCAATGCCGCCCGCGCCGCCGCCGTAGGGGACGATCTTCAGATTGTTGGTGGTAGTCCAGGCAGTAGTGTCGTTGGGCACCCAGCGGAAGTAGATGCGCTTCTCCTCGTAGTCCACATGCTCGATGCACATGGGGGTGGTGTAAGTGGAGCCACCGGAGGTGTACTGCACATTAACCAGCTTGCCGGTCATCTCGCGGGCCTCATCGGGGCTGATGACCGCAGCGGTGGACATGTAGCGCTTGGAAGCGTTGAAGTTCGCGCTGGCGGTGATGGCGGCCACCGTGCCGTAGATGTAGGTCTCAGGACGGAACACCTTGGCGTTGGTGGACTCGTAGAACTTCACCTTGTAGATGCAGCCGAGCTCGTACTTCTCGGTCTTCTGCTTGTCCTGGTACTTGGCGACATCAACCCACATGGGATCGCTGGTCAGGTCGTGAACAACGTCGGTGTGAACGATGGCGTGGTAGTAGCCGTCGGGGAAGGGCTTCACGTTGCGGCGCTTCAGGGTGCGCACAGCCTTCTTGATGTCCGCGTAGGTCAGCACGTCCTGGGCCTGGATGGTACCACGGGAGGTGTTCGCGCCGGTGTACTGGACGTTCAGGCCAGCGTTCAGCGCGTCACGGCTGATGGTGTCCAGGGACAGGGCAGCCTGGTCGGACAGCAGGGTGTTGGCTTCCTGATGCATGTTGTCCAGCATGTACAGGTTCAGCTCGTCGGTGATCTCGACGTGACCGCCGTAGGGCTTCACCATAACAGTGAACGCGGTCTCAACGAGGGTCTGACCGTCAGGGGTCACGCCTTCCGCCAGGGGCTTGGTGATGGCAGGGAAAGGATTGAAGCGGCGGAACTTCACGGTCTTGCCGTTGCCCTCGGGCAGGGTGCGCTTCTGGGCATCGCGGTTGTGAATCATCTCGGGCTTCATGTTCTTGAGCAGGGTGCGCTCGTGATACTGGACCACGGAGGGGGATACGCCAGGGGAATACGTATAGTTCAGGTTATCAAACAGGGCCATGGATCATTTCTCCTTATTTTCTGAGGTCGTAACGTGCCCCGCGAGCGAGGTTCTGCTGCAGACGCTCAAACTGCTCATCGCTCATGTTGGCGATAGAGACGGGCGACGCAGCCGCGCCATTGGGGCTGCGCATGGGCGTGGGAACGCTGCGCCGGGGCTGCTGACCTGCGTCCAGGTAGTCAGCTACGTCGTAGAAATCCCATTCGCCAGAGAGGATGCGGGACTGGATGCCGGGATCGCTGTTAAAGGCCTGCATCACATCAACACCCCGGTTGGTCTTGATCTTCTGCGCCTGCTGTGCCAGCAGGGATGCCCTCGCTCGGGTGTCAGGGTCCTCCTTCGGCTGGAACCTGCCCTGGGAATCGCGGGGAGGATTGTTCTGGGGTTCGTTCTTCGTGGGCTCGCTGGGAACACCGTTTTTCAGACGGACGTATTCCTTGGCGCGCTCCAGACTCTTGAACTCACCAGACTGCACCAGCTCCTGGGCCTGACGCTCCAGGACGCTCTCTCGAATGGGAGCTAACATAGCTTCGTACTTAGCCCGCACTTCCGCCTTGGCGGCAGTAACGGCCTTTTCAACAGCCTTGCTGATGCGCTGCTTGATCCACCCGGGTTCCTGCGCAGGAGCTTCCTCCTGGGCCGCAGGCTGTTCAGCAGTAAGAGACGCGAGGGACTCACCTTCGTTCTGAGCCTGCGCCGCGTCGTCCGGCGCGCTCTCAGTCAGCATGAGGGTTTCGACCGTGTTTTCCATAGAGATTCTCTCCTTTTCTTTTCACCCGTCCGTGAAAACGCGGCGCGGGCGTATATGAAAAGACCGCCCTTATCGGACGGCCTTCCCAGCCATAGATTCACGGGCTCCGTTTACCAGAGCCGCAGGGGTGTTGGGATTCAGACCAGCTTGACCGGCCTTCTGCCCGGGTGCAACGCCTCCCGAGGTAGGGGAGGTCACGCCGCCAGCGGTCGCACCGACGTTTGCCAGGGCATTGACCGTCTGGTTGGTGATCGTGCGAAGGCTGTCGTTCTCGCTCTGCAGGGCAGCCATCTGCTCCATCATCTGCTCGTTCTGAGCCTGGAGCTGCTGCATCTGCTGCATGTGCTGCTCGTTCTCCTTGATGATGGGCAGGAGGCGATCCTTGCCCTCGATGTTCATGAGCTGGAACAGCGCACTTAGCGGGAAATACTGCTTCGCCTGGGCAGCCATCGTGTAGGCCTCCATGAAACGCTGGTTCTGCGCTTCGACGTAGGCCGGGTCGCGACGGTTGACCTCGATCTGCACGACGTAGGGCGGAGGCGGAACGGCCCCACCCTTCTTGCGACCAAACAGCTTCTCGCCGTTAAACTTAATCATTCGGTGCTTATCCCGGGCGCGGCCCGTGACAGCAGTGACACGGTCGTCCTTGTAGAACTCCGCCATCAGCCACAGCACCTGCTGCACGATCTCAGTGAAGCCGTCGTTGAGGGTGTCCGTGCGAAGGCCGGTGATCTTGCCGCCAGCCTCCTGCAAGGCCATGATACCTCGCGCAGAGACCACACCGCCCGTTGTTTCGCCACGGGTGAACTGGTTCGCACCGGAATCCTGCTTCAGGTCGGTCTGCATCTGGGCGCGCTGCTGGG